AATCTGTGTTTCAACCTTATAAATTAATTATATCAGTGTACACTGATATTGTAAACAGATCTGAAGAAAGTAAATCTTTTCTGACAAATTAAAAGAAGCACCATCACTGGTGCTTCATTCTGTTCAGCATTTCTTCTTTTATCAATTCCAGTTCCTTCTTGCATTCCATCCATGAAACACTGAACATTGCTGCCTTTGATAATTGATTTAAGCTGATTGCATACTGTTCAAATAATTCTTCATTGCTTGCTGTTTTTAGCCATTCTGTGTTCATTAGTTCATGTCCTTCCTGATCAGATCTTTGATATAACCTTGTACATTGGTACACACATCAAGCTGTTCTATGATGTCAGCATCAGTCTTCCTGTTCAGGTTGATCTTGATCTGCTTCACATTCTTGGCATTGTACTTGATTGAAGCTTTCACATGTGCTTTTTTCTTTTCTTCCATTAGTTATCCACCCTTTCATAAATTAATTCCCATTCATCTTCTGGTATGCCACCACAATCAAACTTTTCCTGCAGGTTATAGAAACACTGAAGCAGGTATCTGTCATTGTGCCATCCTTCAAACAGATCATCTGTTTTGGTTCTGGCTGACATTGGAAAATACTTTGTGAATCTGAAATGATCCACATTATAACCTCTGCTTAACATTTCATCTGCCACCATAAGACCATAATTATAAAACTGTGACAGTGGATAATCCATGATCCTGTTCACCAGTAAATGATTTGGTGTGCCATTTTCAGCAATTGCCTTTGCTATTGCGCAGCATTCTCTCCACTGTCCAAGTAGCTGTTGCCTTGGCAGAACAGGAATTAAATTTTTGTGCCATAAGCGCATTATCTATCACCTTCCTTTCTAACTTCATCTATGATATATGAATATGGATCCACCACATTATGGTATGTGCTGACAGCTTTGACTGTTTCACCTTTCCAGTCATATGTGATGATTTTGTCAACAGTGTCAATGTGGGCATCCTGTTTCATCCACTTTCTGTGGTATTGTACACTGACAGCAGATCCTGCTGCCAGTGCCTGTTCTATTTTCTTGATTGCTGTGTTCCAGTTCATTTTGCACCTTCCTTTTCAACCATTTTACATCTTGTCAGCACTGTTTGTTTAATGCCTTCATATTCTTTGTGATCCTTCACTGTACCGATCAGTTCAACCTTTTCACCTTTCTGGACAGGAACACAGGTGGTCTTGGTGATGTGATCAAGATAACTTGATGTCTTCCAGATAAACACATTATTAAAAATATCTTTGAAAGTGTACATGTGCTGATCACCAAACTGTGTTTTGTAGAAATGCAAGCCAGTCATTGTGGCTGTGATTCTGATTTTGTCACCAATCTTGCCAACATAATCAGATTTGGATCTGTTGATCTGCTTGGTAGCTTCCTTGACCTTATCAGCCACATCAGCTTTCCAGTTTGACCATCTGTAAACACCATCAGCATCTTTAAAATAGCAATCTTCAACATCAATCATCAGTGTGTCATAACCATCCAGATCATGATCTGTGTGCCATCCAATCATATTGTCAAATTTGCAGCCAAGTGCCTTCAGTTCATCCTTGATCTGGTATGTGTCACCAAGCACCACCCATGTCTTACCTTCAGCATTAAAGCCTTGTTTCTGAAAGAACACTGCATTCAGTTCATCCGCATGTGCCTTGCGTTCAGCCTGTTTTTCTTCCAGTTCAGCCATCTTCTTGTTGTGCCTTTCAAGTCTTTTGGCTGCAAGCTTGGCTTCATATTCTGGTGTGCGCTCAATCCATGTGCCATGCACTTTGCCTGCACCACCACACTTCCAACAGACACCACCATCAAGTGGTGACAGCACTGGCTGATTGTTACACATACCAATAGCATAATAACCTCTGCCACCACATCTGTCACAAGTTACCATGCCTTCATAGTGCTTGCTGCCATTTCTATCAATTTTGATTAACTTTGCCATGTCAATATCCTTTCTGGCAGTTTGACCATCCCACTGCCAAGGATTAATATTAGCAGGTAACTTTCACTTCATAACCAAGATCTTGAAGATGTGCGATCTCACAAACAATACTGTCATGCACCCAATCATATGTCGCACCAGTAATAGGATCTTCACCTTCACTTTTTACTCCCCAAGATTTTGAAAACTGCCATTCGCCATCAATCATCAGCCTTAAAACCCACTTGTTTTCTTTTCTGCTCCAATTGATCCAAGCTTTTCTTTTTTCCTTCATTTGTAACTCCTTTCACGCATTAGCCATTTTATCTTCCATGATGTCAAAGCACTGTTCGATATAATCACAGATGTCATTCCATCTTCTGTAGTTGGAAGTCATCTTTTTGACTTCATCAAATAAGTCAAAAGAATCAATGGTTCTTAAAACATCCATTTTCTTTTCAGAGATAACCACCCAAGGAATGAATGCATTTCCACCAAGATTATCACGAAAGTTTTTTAATGATGAACATTCCATTGCAACACTGGTCATGTTGTTGCTGTCTGCAAAGTGTCCGATTGCTAAATACTTTTTCATGATTGTTACCTCTCTTTCTACAGATATTATAAATCAGTGTACACTGATTGTCAAGCACAAATTTAAAAACCACCATAAAAATTATGATGGTTTTTAAGCTTCATTTCTGTTTGTTTTTTAAAACTTCTTTTTCATAACAATCCAGATGAAAGAAGTGTTTTGTTTTATATTTTCCTTTGCTTATAGTCCAACCATACTTGTCCCAGTCTTTTGCAGTTCTTTGGGTACAGTTTGGATGATAATCAACATATTTATCACAATATGGACATTTCATGTTCTTATACATTTTTTATTTCTCCATAATCTCTTTCAGTACATCTTCAGGGAACAGCTCACTTGCCAAGATCTTCACCAGTTTGTTTCGCTTCTTGCTGATGTTCTGGTACTTGCAATCATAGATCTCACTGATCTCCATGATGGTCATACCATCAAAGTATCTGGAAGCAATCACATCTTTATAGTCATCGTTTTCAATTTTTTTCAGTGCTTCATCAATGCGCTTTCTTTCAGGATGATCTTCTGGTAACTTTGGATATAGGTACAACAGTTCTTCTGTTTTCTTGAAGCTGTTGCTGAATACATATGTAATCCTTCCTGCATCTTTCAGTTTCCGCAGTGTTTTCATGGCTGCAGCTTCCGCTGCCTGATCAATGACTTTTTTCAGTTCTTCATCCATTGTTTTACCTCTTTTTCTTTCTCAAACTTCCGCATACAGTTCCAACCACAGAAATTCAGCACCTTTGAATTTTCTTTGCCATTTTTAACATTCTTCTTATAAATGTATTCATCACCATCAAACCAGAATTCTTTACCGCATTGAGCGCATTTGTACATCATTCTTCAATCCTCACACAGACATATGGTGTCCGTTTAATCCTGCCTTGGTTATAATGTGATATAGTTGACACAATGCAGTTCTTTGTTGTGCCACAAATATCAGCCAGTTCCTGTGCTGTGTCTGCCACAGCCAATGGCAATTCAAAATCATCATTAGTGATCTTCATCCAGATGTTTTTCATCTGATGCCCTTCTTTCATCAAATTTCTTCCAGACATGATACAATGCCCATGCCAGTGGATCATAGATCCAAGCCTGTGATTTTGCCCAATCATACTGCTCATAAAGATCAGCAATTGCCTGATAAAATTCTTTATCTTTCATCTTCCACCTCTTTCAGATGCTTAATAGTCAGTTCCCCATTTCCTTTCTACCCACGAATTGAATCTTGCGTGAAGATATGCTGACCATCTTTTGATCCGCACATCCAACCACAGGATAGCTTTACAAAAGATATTGTTTTCTATCACTGTGTTTCTTTCTTCCGCACATCGTAAGTCCGTAACCATTAATGTCAGCTTCACGTTTAAGCCTTTGATTTCGGTTTTTGCTTCTTGAAGTTTTTTCTGTGTTGCTTCCAGATCTGCCCTTAACTGATCAACTTCTGCCTTTTCAATCAGCAAAGTTTCAACACCAGATGTCGAATTAATCATTGTTGCTAATACCATTTTCTTCCACCTCTCTATCTGTATATGATTTTCTGTACCAACCGCATTTTGGACAGACCGCACCAATTTCTGGTTGATTAATTAACCTTGTTCCGCACTTTCGACAGTTCCTTCTGATAACTGGTTTGCGCTTTAATTTATTGCTCATTCTTCATCCTTTCTCTTGCCTTTCTTTTTCCTTCTTCAACTCTTCGCTTTCTGCACTCTGGACATAAGAAGGTATACTTTCCTGCAAGGAACACTTTTCCGCAATCTTGACAAATTTCTTTTGTTTTTTTCATTTTTCATCCTTTCTTACAAAAATCTTTGTTGGTTTACCTTCAAACCTTACTGTTTTTATGTCATATCCAAAATGATCTTTTACCTGCCTGCTGAATTCCACATGTGATATAGGCTTCATTGCATTTTCAAAGCAGAATTGGTCATACAGTCTGTAACACTTCTTTGTTGGCTCATTCATCAATGAATCACCTACTTCATCAAAGAATGTATTGATTGGATTAAGTGCTTCTTCATATTCAGCCAGTTCTGCATCAATTGCAGAATTAGTGGTGAAGCTGTTACTGTCCAGTACACGTTTCAGACCTTCTATCCCGATCTTCACCAGATATTCCATGCATTCAGGATCCCTTAACTGGTATTTGATAAATGGTGAAAATCCTTCTGTATTCTTGTTAAATGAAGCATTAAATGGTACGATGATCAGCCTGTCAATAATTGCATCTGAATCCCTTCCCCTTCCAAGCCTTGGTATGGTGTTTCCACTGAATATCAGCTTGCAGTAGGGATTAAATTCAATTGGTGCTGCAAACTTCACATTGGCATTCATCCTGTCACCTGATACGATCTTTTTAAAAGTGCCTGCAGATGGAATGAATTCATCTTCAATGTCATCCCCAATGTTAGCCAGTTTTCCGAACAGACCTGCTGCCTTATATTCATGCGTGAAGTCAGCCAGATCCAGTGCGCTGATGTTGTCTTCACCAAGCAGATGTGCAAGCATATCCAAGAATGTGCTTTTGCCGTTGTGCCTTTTGCCCTTTAACATGAATGCTTTTCTTAACTCATTCCTTCTATAGAAAGTGTAACCAATCAGTTCTTCCAGAAGCATTCGCACCTGCTTATCACCACATGTCAGCCTGTTCAGGACATCATCTGTCAAAGCACTGTAAGCTGCTGCATTGTAGTTCCAGTTGATCTTGTTGGTCATGATCTTGTCCTTGCTGAAGGATTCCAGTTTTCCTGTATTCAGATCATAGATCCCATTTTTAAAAGCAATGAAATTTGCACTGGAAACAGGTGTGTTCTGATCAATGCTTGCCATCAGATAAGACAGCACTTCTTTCCTTTGCTGCTGTTTCAAATTGGGTATGTGTTTGATCATCAGACCTTCCAGATTTACTGGCACATACACACCATCTTTGAAGTAGTGCAGCACACCACCAATCTTAATGATGTTGTATTCACTGATCAGGAATTGTCCAAACTTATCATGTAGGAATGTCTTGCCATCATAGAACACTGGTTTTTGGAAAGCTTCATCACGCAGTACAGTGTCAAGTTCTTTCTGATCGAGTGGTTTTTTCAGCACATATTTATTGATGATATTGATACATTCACGCACTTCATCTTTGGTGAAGCCTGATGATTGCAGCTTCAGGATGTAATTAAACAGTTCCTGATTCCTGCCATCACCTTCAGCCATTGACATCCAGTCTGTTTTGCACTTTACTGGCAGCATCCACTTTGGCACTGGATCATAATCTTCATCATCAAAAATGTCATAGATGATCTTTCTGTCTTTGCCTTTATACTTCAGTATGCTGTAAGATGTTCTGGATCCAAGTTTGCCATCAGACTGCAAGCCACATGCCAGTGTTCCCTTGATCCAGTTCTTGTCATACCTGCTGTTGTTCTGGAATAAGAAGTGCTTTCCACGTGTGGTTTCATATACTCTGCAGGCAAGCTGATGATCTTCTACAATCTGCATCATGACTTCTGATTGTGCGTAATCATCCACATCAATCAGGATGGTATTGTCATTCAGGATTCCTGCATATTCTTCCAATTGGGACACATCACGCAGGTTCAGCAGTTCATCAGATGTCTTGCCCTTAAAAGGCATGGTGCATTTCTTATTATTAGTTGTCACATATCCTTTGAATAACTGATACACTTTGTCACCTCACACCAAACTGCTCCAAACGCTTTTGCGCCACATCAATGTAATATTGCCTGTCAAGCAGCTTTGGCACTTTCTGTCCATTAATATCACCATTCTGTATGAAGCAATGATCAGGTGTGTTTGCAAATTTTTCTATTGTTTCATAATCATTTTTGATTTTCATTTTTCCAATAAAAGAATCAGTCTTATTGGTGCTTGCAAATACCCTGAATGTTTTATCTGTCAGGTATTCCCCATTGTAATAACCACAGATGTATTTACTTGACACCTTCACAATCTTCTGGAATTCCTTCAAATCATCACAGAAGTTAATGGTCTGCTGAATTGGTACACCATCCACCATATAAGCAACCAGTGCCTTATTGACAATTGGCATGTCATAATCCAGATCATTCAATGGCTTGACATAAGCACCTTTGCTTTTGATGTCACCATCAACACCAATTGCCACATAATTATTAACATCCTTTTGGATAATCCTTTTGTAGTAATCAAAACTCATGTGCAGACCTGTGCGCTGTTCCCATTCATACACAATGTCATCAATCACATCAAAATCTTTTTCTTTGATCAGAAGCAAAATGCCATCAGTATTGCTTTGGATCAGTTTGATGTATGGTTCTATCTTTTCGATCAGATCCACCATCAACACCTGACCGAATATGCACACAAGCTTTCTGTGTAAAGGATCATACATTGCATTGTTTGGATCACCTTCTGAGCCATAGGTGATGTTGCATATGCGCTTGTATGGTTCTCTTTCTTTTTTCTTCTTCAGTTTCTTTAACCGCAGTGATTCTGACAAAATGTGTTCAAACTTGCCATAATCTTTGACTGCCCTTGAAAGCAGTTTGTACCTGATCATCAGTGTTGGATAAAGCTGATCAACATCAGCCATGATCATTAGTTCATCTGGCTTGCAAGTATAACTGTACTGATTGATTGCACCATGTAAACCACCCCAAGCCACCACATGATCAACACCTGCTATCTGACAGTTCAGTGCTTTAGATTCATCATGGTTCTGCTTGTCCAAAAACCAATTAGCCACAAATTGATATTTCTGCAGATTCAGTGTATCTGGCAGCCTGATTGCCCATTCATCCAACAGATCTTGTTTGACTGCACCAAGGATAATTGCGGCAAGCTGTGCCTGTGTTTTGCCAATGTTCTTCAATGGTAAATTGAAAGCATTCAATAATGCCATCTGTGCATCAAATTCATTTTTAGTGCGCAGGAACACTTGCATTGTCTGTTCCACATCATGCCTGCAGTATTTTACTGTGTCTGCCAGTTCCTGTGCTGTCAGCTTCCTGTTGACATTAAAAGGCACTGATGTTTCTTGAATGTTGTTACCCATGAAGCCTTCAAGCTGCTTCAGACTGTTGAAACCCTTTGCACAGTCATAATTGTACAATTGGATCTGGTTGAACAGGCTGCTGTATTCCCAACCTTTTTTGCCTTGCAGGATAATGAAGTCATTGACTTTTTTTGGATCCACACCAAGCAGAATTGCTTTCAGGATGTACTGGTCATAGGATCTTGAATTATAACCAATCCAGATCTGATCTTTATGCTGCTGATGGTATTCAGCCAGTTTTTCTTTATCATTCACAATTACAGTTTCAGACTGTTCCTGCGGATTAATAATGACAACAAGCCAGTCATATTTAAAAACTTCAAAGTCATAAAAATTCAGCATACATTTACCTTCCGTTCATCCACTCCCAATATTCAACCTCAATGGTTTTCCATTTAAAGCCACAATCAAGACAAGTCCTTCTTCTGATTGGCAGTGTGTCATGGATCCTTACTTCTGTTACTTTGCTGTTACCTGATCCGCATTTCTTACAGGATTTCATTCCACTTCCAGTCTGGTGTAGTCACCATCATGCGATTTTCTGATGTCAAATCTCATATATTCTGCTTCAGCTTCTTCTGCCATGTCCAGAAGCAGATCATTGAAATCTACATAGTCACCATCAAATGTAACTTCTGAATCATCAAAGATACCAAGGCTTCTTAAAAATTCAAGTCCTTTGTGAATAGGGAAGCCATTGCCATCAGCACTTCTGCAGAATACCTGATTGAAGAACAGACATTGCTTCCTGTGTTCACCTTCCATGATCCTAAACTGACCTTTGATCATTGGCTTTCCGTTTTTGGATTCACCAAGTTCCAGTTTTTCAAGCTTGCAGGTGTATATACCATCAGGCAGTTCTGCATATTCACCACTGTTTTTTGCAGCTTCTTCTGCTGCCTTCACAGCTTCTGTTCCACCAAACTGTTCATTCCATTTATTAAAATCAATTGCCATTTATCTTTCCATCCTTTCTTTTAATTCTGCTATTGTTTCATCATCTAAATTACGAATTACTTCTTCGATCAGTGGCTTCAATCCATCATATAATCCATTCCATTTATCCAGTAATTCATAATATTGTTCTTCATGTTCCTGAAGTTTGCTTAATTTCCATTGTGATATATCAGGCATTGTTCAAATCCTCACTTTTTTTAAATTCAAAAATTTCATTCCATAAAAAGTCAATAACAGTTTTCATATCATCTTTAGTTATTGAGTTTAATGTTGGCATTTCAAGCACTGTTTTTATTGCCAATCCTTTTTCTTCAATCGAATAAACAGGATGTTTTATGTGTTTAAAAATACTCACTGCTTTTCCACTATTCATAGTCACCTGCTTTCTCCTATTTATTTAAAAGGCAATCCGTCATCATCAATGTCATCAGGGATCTGCATAAAATCTTCAGCAGTGATGTCATTTACTTTCCTGCGCCTTCTTTTTCTGCCTGTTTCTTCTTTCGCTTCTTCAGCAAGTGTTTCTGCAGGCTTTTCTTCTTCCTTTTCGCCATTTCTATCCTTTCTGCTTCTGCGCTTCTTTGGTTCTTCTAATGCTTCTGCAATGGCTTTTTCAGCTTCTTCCTGTTTCTGCGCCATCTTTTCTTCTGGTGTTTCAGTTGGTCTGCTTCTGCGCCTTCTGCCACCTGCTTCTGGCTTTTCAATTTCTGGCTTGGCTGCTTCCTGATCCAGTGCTTTCACTTCTTCATCTGGCTTATAATCACCAATTTCATAATAGTTCCTGATCTTGGTGTCCACATACTTCAAATCATTATCAATGGCATAACTGTCAAACATGCCAATTGGTGACTTTACAGTGTCCATGCCACTGTTCTGTGTTAAAAATACATACTGACCATCATTTACTGATGTTTTCAGCACCACTGTGAACAGTCCTTCAATGGTGATCTTTTCATCAAGCATCTTTCCAACTGTCTTGATCTTTTCATGTCCGTCATCAGTGCGCTGAAGGTGTGACAGGAAGTAAACAATCACATCTTCAGGAAGATCATCACAGTGCTTGATGATGGTGAAGAAGTCACCCTGAATGTCATTCCATTTTTCCCATCCAGATTCTTTGATGCGCTTCATCATAGGGAATGACAGGATGTACTGTGCATCATCAATCACAATAACCTTCTTCTTTGTACTGTCCATTGCCTTGATCACATCACCTGACAGTCTGTCAAAGGATGGTGTGATACATTCAAAGTGGTTCTTGAATGGCAGCACCTTGTTTGCTGTGTTGATCACCAGTATTTCTTCTGGTTTGAAGTTTCTGATACTGGCTGATTTTCCTGTACCAGAATCCCCAATAATTAAAACTTTCTGTGCCATTTTTCTGTTTCCTTTCTTTTCGTTTTGCAACAATGTGCTGTAAAGTTCTTTTGTTGCTTTCGTTTCCATGTATCTTTGATATGCAAGATCATTTCTTGCTTCTTCTAAAGCAGCCATATTTACTCCTTATTAATTCCACACATAGATCCCATCTTGATAGTAGATGTAATCTGATGGTGTAGCCATCCCATTGCAATAGCGTACATACATTGGTTCAAGGTAACACTGCCATAATGCTGTGTAGGCATAATCTGCAATGCCAAGTGAATCCATATAAAATCCATTTGATGTATATACCTAAATTTTTCATTTGATCCTTAAACTTTCTCCACGTTCACCAAGGTGGGCATACTTGCAGTCACCCTGTTCACATAACTCCCTGATTGCTTCCAGATCAGGTTCTTCTTTGATCCGTACCAGTTCATCAGGCAGTTCAGATGTATCAGCCACATCCAAGATCACTGGTGCTTTTCCACCATTCTTCTGGATGTTGAAACTGAACAGATCTGTCTTGAATTTTCGCTTGCCTGTCAAGATCATTGATTCCTGCAGGTTTTCCTTTAGTCTTTTAATTCCTGATTCAAGCAGATTCTTTCTTGCAGCCAGTCTTTCCTGCTCTGCCCTGATGCCTGCAAGATTGCTTTCCATGTTCCTGATCACTTTGGCATAATTGTCAGCCTTAATTTCAATTTCACCTTCAACAGCTTCCAGTGTGTCTGTGATCACCTGTGAATCAATGTCAGGATCTTCAAGCATCATCTGAAGCTGAAGGTATTCATCTGTTAATTCATATAGATTCATTTGTTTTCGCTCCTATCAAATAAATTTTTCTGTTGCTCCCAAAACCAGTTAAAGTCATCACTACCGTCACAAAAATTGATGTATTCAATCATAGTTTTAAAATCGTCAAACTGGTCTGGATAAAGCACTATTGCAATGCCACCTGAATTCCTGATCTGCTTGATGTTCCACTTCTGCAATTCACTTGGATGACCATTAGCAGCTTTCAGTTCTATTCCAATAAAGTAACCATTGCAGCAGACCAAAAGATCTGGAACACCTTCACGCTGAACACCATTTGACCATGTTTTCAGCACCCAACATCCCTGATCAGATAGGAATTTTTTCACTTGTTTTTCAAATTGTTTTTCAGTCATCTGACCACCTTCTTAACCACCACAAACTGCAATGCCATCAACATACCAACTATGATCTGGATCCAGTTCATGGCATGTGCCTGTTCCAGTTCCATTGTGAAGAAATCATCCTGACCAACTGCACCAATGATCAGCAGTAAGCCAATTGCAAAAATGATTCCTGATACAATCTTTAAAGCTTTCATTTTTCTTTCTCCTGTTGTTTTTCAATAAGTTCCAACATTTCAATGATGTTTTTCCTGCTGTCCTTCAGTTCAGCCATCAGATCTTCTTTGGTAGTGCGCAGATCTGTCTTCATATCTGTGACTGTTGCCTTCTGTCCATTTCCACTGATGATAGATATGAAGATAAAATTCAGCGCACTGTTGGCAATGGCATACCAGATTTCAAGCTGTGTCAATCTGCATCATCCTTTTCAAAAAGTTTTTCAGTGTAGTCCTTTCGCATTTCCAGTGTCCTTAAAATCTTTTCTTCAATAGACCCTGTGCAGATCATCTGGTAATAGAAGCATGGTCTGTCCTGACCGATTCTGTGGATCCTTTTCTTTGCCTGCTCATACAGTTCAGATGACAGTGGAAGTGTGAAAAATATCATTCTGCAAGCCTTCTGCAGATTCAGTCCCATAGCACCTGCCTGATACTGGATGAATGTGATGCTGTCAGAATCCCTGTTGTATGCTGACATATCCTTTTCAGTACCATTGATAAGTGAAATATCTCTGCCCATGTCTTTAACTGCATTCACCATTGCTTTCAGTTCTTCTGTGAAGTTGTAGAACACAATCAGCCTGTCATCAGTACTTTCAACCAGATCAGTAAACGCTTTCAATTTAGCTTCACTGTATTGCCCACACAATTGCCGTTCATAAAGCATCTTTGTCAATGTTGTGTCACCAACCAAGGTGTAACCATTCTCCACTGTGTAAGGATCTTCAAAGGTAACAATCCCATCTTTTCTAAACTTCCTGTATTCTTTTGAAGCAGGTACTTTGACCTTCTGGAAGATCTGTGATGGAAGATCAAACACTTCATCAGTCTTCAGGAATTGGCAGCCATACTGTGCCATTTTCTTTTTCAGCCTGTCTGTGTTTTTGTAACCTGTCACAATAGGAATTGACCTGCCAACAGTGTCCAGATATTCAACCTTCACAAACTGTTTCCAGTACAGATCCTTGCTGATATTCCATCCAAGAAGATGCATCTGTGACCATAAGCGTTCATACTTGCCACCTGTTGGTGTTCCTGAAAGCAGGATCACATTCTTTGGCTGCATCTTCAGGATAAATTTGCTGCGCTTTGATGCTTCATTCTGGATCAGTGATGATTCATCAAGCAGCAGTGTGAAATCCTTCAGCATCAGTAGATCCTTTCTGCGCCAGATCAGATCATAATTGATGATGCCAATTGCAGAAAAACAATCATTGTCTACAAATCTAAGGAATGTTTTAAAATCCTTTTCATCTGTCAAATCAAACACTAATTCTAATCCATAAACATCTTTGAAGTGGTCATACCAATCTTCAATCTTTGACTTTTGGCACACAACCAAGTTCACCCTTGCGCCAAGCTGCATCATCTTTTCGCCACCTGTATAGGTTTTACCGCATCCCATATCATGAAAAAATGCAACATGATTCATACCTTCTGCTTTGTCCAGTGCTTTCTGTTGGAATTCATACAGTTTCATGCTTTTGTTCCTTTTCCTGAATTCTGTTGATGACCTGATACAACACTTCAAATTCATCAGCCTTGATTACCTTGCCAGTGATGTCATCTACTTCTGTGCCATCTGCTAAAATGTGCCTAACCATCATTCATCACCTTCTGGCGCAAACAACACATCAAGTGAAAGTTTTGACTGCAAAAAATTCTTAATTGCAAAAGCTTCAATCAATGTGAATGGATATTTGCCATTTTTCTTTAAAGAAAACTGGCTGACTGATACCCCAATGGCAGATGCCACTTCAGCATCAGTCACATTTTTTCTTGCAATTTCTGCTCTTAAATTTGGGTACATGCTAACTCCTTTCAAATTTAAAATTTTTGTTATTGATTTTCAAAATTGAAAACCTGCCTGTATAGTAATTCCAATTTTGAAAAATGTCAACATTGATTTTATTTTTGAAATTTCTGTTTTTATATACCAAAATACCCATAAAACCGCTTGTTTATAGCATTTTTGGTTCAAATTACCTTTTTAAAATTAAAAACAAAATGTTGAAAATTAAAAAGCACTAATATAAAATGAAAACATCATCTAAAGAAAGGAAGTTCATGTCATGACTGTTGAAGAAAGATTGAAAGAATTGATCATTGAAAAATTTGGGACAATGAAAGATTTCACAGATCATATTGGCATCCCAAATTCAACCTTTGCAAACATCCTTCGCAGAGGAGTACAGAATGCAAATGTTGTAACCATCATCAAGATTTGTCAGGCTTTAAGTATCAGCACTGATGATCTGGCTGAAGGTAAGATCGTGCCAATCAGCAGGATGATCATTGCACCAACCAAAGTGGAAGACATAATTGAAAATGCCAAGCGTGAATTAATGAATGGTGACAATCTTACACTTGATGGTCATCCACTTGATGAATCTGATGTGTATGACATTGTGCTGTTACTGGATATGATGGTGGAAGTTGAAAAGAAAAGACTAAAGAAAAAGGATGAAATTAAATGACAAACTATCTTAAAACTAAAATTCGTGTTGCAATTTATGTACGTGTAAGCACCAAGGAACAAGCACTTGAAGGATATTCCATTGGTGAACAGACTGACCGCTTGACCAAATTCTGTGAAGCACATGACTGGACAATTGTGAAAGTATATACTGATGCAGGACATTCAGGTGCAAACCAAATAAGACCTGCACTGCAGGATCTGATTCAGGATATTAAAGCAGGCAGAATTGATAAGGTGCTTGTATACAAGCTTGACCGCTTATCCAGAAGCCAGAAAGACACACTGGAATTGATTGAAGATGTGTTTCTGAAGAATGGCACAGACTTTGAATCCATGAGTGAAAAACTGGACACATCCACACCACATGGTAAAGCCATGATTGGGATCCTTGCTGCTTTTGCGCAGCTTGAAAGGGAAATGATCAGTGAAAGGATGTCAATGGGAAGGGAAGCCAGAGTGAAGCAAGGAAAGTGGAAAGGTGGTCATCATGCACCTTATGGTTATGACTATGAGCCATCACTTGAAAAACTGGTCATCAATGAATATGAAAGCATGATCATCAAAAATTTGTTTAATAATTTCACAAAAGGAAAAGCCATACACACCATTGCAGATGAAATGATTACAAAAGGACAGACTTTGAACAATGGCAAAGTTGATAAAAGAAATCTGCACTATTTTCTGCGCAACAAAACTTATTGTGGATATTTAAGAATGAAGAATGATTGGGTAAAAGGCTTGCATGATCCAATCATTTCAGAAGAAACATTTGAAGCTGCACAGGTGATTCTGGATGAAAACAAGCGCAAATTTGATGAATTGGGAATTGTAGTTGGTTCTAATGCTGTAACTACTTGTTTAAGTGGTGTTATTTGGTGTGAAAGATGTGGCGCAAGATATTCTAAAGTGCAAATTGGAACAAAAAAATACGGATATAAAATGAAGTATGGCTGCTATTCAAGGCATAAAAAATCACAATGTATGGTGATTGATCCAAAATGCAAAAACAAATATTATGTTGTAGAAGATCTGGACAACATTATTTTCAATGAAATCAAAAAGCTTGCTGTGGATCCTGAATACATTAACAAGATCAAAAAGGAAAATGAAAAGAATCCTGAAGTGCAACAGATCCACGCAATAGAAAAACAGATCAAATTAATTGGCAATCAGCTTTCCAGATTTGCTGACCTTTACAGTCTTGGAACATATACTTTGCAGGAATTGGACGAAAAAACTAAACCACTTTCTGAACAACGTGCAAGATTACAGATTGAATTGGATAGGATCAAAGACAGTGAAAAAGTAATCAGTGCTGATCAGGTGATGAAAGTTGTGGAATCGTTTGAAGAAGTGCTTGAAAAAGGTGATCTGCAGGATAAAAGATCTATCATTGAAACTTTAATTAAAAAAATCACCATTGATGGTGATAACATTACAATCTATTGGAATTTCATATAAAATTTTTAAATTTACACTACCAACTGCTACAGATCATTTTAATGATGTGCAGCAGTTGGTAGTTTTTATTTTTATGTATTATCAGATCCCTGATAAACCACAAATGTCACCACTGATCCTGCCTTTTCAATAGGTGTTTCCAATGTCACAGTGTTATTACTGATGGTGTATTCATTGCCATTCAAATGGATCCCATTAATGTATAGTTCAAGTATATCATAGGCAAATGAATACTGTGGCACATATGTAAGCACATTGAAAGATGATTCATTGGCTGTTCGTGTGGTATAAATGCCTTCATACTTTTTAAACAATTTGACATCAGTAAACTGATCCTGAACAGAAGAAAACCATTCATTGAATATTGCCTGAAACTGCTGAAAAAGTGTTGTGGAATCCAACTGCTGAATCAGTCCCTGAACATATCCACACAACTGACTGTTTCCACGTGTATCAGTGATCATGGCTGCAGTAATGGCTGTTACCTGTTTTGCAACACTAATCTGTGCCAGACACATTTCATATCTGCTGTCATCACGCTGAAGTGCAGGTGCTGATGGTGTTGTTGCCAGTGTTCCTTGTTTGATTTCTATACCCATAGATCTTGCATTAAAATCAACATAGAAAATAACTGAATCAATTCTATTTAGCAGCACATCTGCAGTATTCACTGTCAAAGTCATATCTGCTGTATTCACCATCTTATGACCATTGATCCATCCAGATCCTGCACCAACTATGACATTCATGCCATTGGATGCACGCACCTGAAGCTGTGTAGATGGATTAGGAAATACACCATTGCCAACTAACTGATCCAGATAACTGGTTACATCTTCAGCATTATAGATCCTGTCATATGTACCATCATTATTAACTGCATTAAAGAAATAACTTTCGATTGCCATGCCAAAACCACCTTTCAAATGCCAAATGTAGGCACTATAGAATACATACCTGTTTCTGATACACTTTCAATTACTTCCACCAATCTGGTGTTTATATATAATCCCCATCGTTCATTTTCAATCACACAGAGATCCCCAACATTTATATCTTCCTTGTATTTTACATTGTCAAAATAAACTGTTCCTGTAAATGCTGCAGTATATGTTGTAAGGCTTTCTTTTCCTGATTCCTGCAGCAATTCCTCATATTCTGCATCACTGATTTCACCATCATTACTTTGGACCTGTCTTTGATCCTTATAGATTTCCCTTCTGTTTAAACCAGTCTGACCATCCGTCACCCACTGTGTTTTTCTGTCAAGACCTTCACCTTCACCTGCCACAAGCACTGCAGTTGTGATGTCCTGATAATTTTCCTCATATTCAGATGAAAGAAGATTGTCATACTTATCAGAGAAGATCACCCAAGGATTAACTGACTGGTCATAAGTGTGATCAGTGCCTTCATATAACATAAATACAAACTGATTATCACTGTTCAATGTCACCTTAAATCCAACACCATAGGTTTCACATATGTTGCTGATGGTTTCCAGAAGATTTTTACCAGTGTATTGCGCCTGCATAGTTTGATTTATTTCATATGTGCCAAGCACAAAATTAGAAATCTGTCTTGCAGGAATTGTAGGTGAAATGATGTTATCATTCAGAAGCTGATTGATGCAGGCACTGACTTTTCCAGTCACAGTGGTCTGCACTGCAATGATCCTTCTGGATAAAATCGCACCACCTAAAAACCTGCCTGATACAATGATGTGATCTTCACCTTCAGTGGTTCTCTGGATCACTATATCTTCGATCACACCAACATTGTCATCATCTTCACGAATCACATAATAGTCCTTGACAAACAATCCAACATTTTTGTTGTTGACATCCACAACCAGTTCAAAATCACCACTGGCATAAAATCTTGTTGCCCAAATAAATGACTTATAATCATCAACAACAGCTAACCTTTCAAAGCTTGTATTCAGGATAATTGGAATCATAGTATTCATGATCATACCCCTTCATACATGTTGTAGTGTTTGAATGTGATCAATAAATTTGCAGCATTACCATCTTCCACTTCATACACAAATGTACTTCCATTGGCAGCTAACTGTAGCCATGTGCTGTTTTGCATCACATAGTTAAATACATTGCTGTCAATACCATTCCGCAGCAATGTGGCTGTTTTCTGTCCTTGTCTGGTGTCCAGTGTGATCAAATCTGCTGCCTGCATTTCAATGTTTAAACCAATAAAGTCCTGTGTCACATAGTCATACACCTTTGGATTACTGACAGCTTCCCTTGCATACAATTCAATGACCATCCCACAATCCACATCACCTTCATTGTCAACAGTAATGCCAATGTCAGTGCTGAAATAACTGAATACAAGTTCAGGTTCTTCAGTTGATGCAAATGGAAAATGGAATGCACTGATGATGTTCTGCAGTTCATTCACTATTTCCTGCGCACCTTTAAAGTATGGTGATGGACACAGAATGGCAGCAGTCACAACCTGCTTCATTGCAAAATATGTAATGTCAATACTTTGGATATATCCTTCAATCCACACTTTTCTGTACTGTCCATTGTATGTCAATTTCACATACTGCTTTGATTTCAGGACATTAAATACTTGAATCCTGTTTTTTGCTGCTTCATATTCAATGGCAAAAGCCACATTAATAGTGCGCATATTCAGCTTTGCACTGTTAAATCTTGCGCCATCAATCAGTGCAAGCGCACTGGTATTGATTGTGGCTGCAGGTGGATTCAGACCTTGAATTTCTGTAACAGTAAAAGGTGAGTTCTGACCAAATGTAAGCTGATCACCTGCAGCATTTTCAAGAATTAATTCATACATTTTGTAACCTCACTTTTGCAGTAAACAGTAAGCTGTTGGTTTCTCTATACAGTGTCAGCCTATCTACTGCTTTTGGTGAATTAATTGTCTGATTGAATGTCACAATCTGCTGTTTACCACCAGAATCAGATCCAGTAACATTCAAACCACCAAACATGGATCCAGACTGAAGTGCTACATTAGATTTCAAAGCATTAATTCCATTTACCAATGATGCTTTCACACCAAACAATGGAAGATCTGCGCCATGACTTAATTCAGAATTAAGTGTACCTAAAACATTCTTACCAAATGCAGATACCTGCTTTAACGTATCTTTTTCTTTTTTCTTTACTCCAAGTCCTAAACCTTCATCCAAAAATTGTCCCATTTCATCAGTGGCTTTGGATGGTGACTGTTCCTGTAAGGATGATTTTAATTTTGATAACAAATTTCTGCCAAAGTTAGCAATGGTGCTGAACACACCACTTTGCTTTCTTTCATTAGCAATACCATTGTTTACACCATCAATCAAATCTTCACCTGCTGTAGTAGCACCTGTTTTCTGCTTGGAAATTTCTTTAATGGTATCAGTAACAAGCTGTGCCATTTCTTCTTTGGATTTTGGCTTGCCTTCTGCTACACCATCCACATACATCTGAACAAGACCACCTGCACCTTTTTTAAATTCGATCTTTGCCCCAGTGATCTGTGAAAGCTGTTCAGCAAGACCATCTTTCCATTCAATCTTGACATCATTCATGCCACTTGCAGTTGCACTTGTATATTGTTTCAGGCTTTCTCTCTGCTGCGCAAGCCTTTCTTCAGACTGCTTGATCTGTTGATCATACAGATCTGATCCGCTTTGTTCTTTCATTTCTTTCAGTAAAGCAAGATTGGTTTCTTCTGCAGCAATAGAATCTTCCAGTGATTTTTTCTGCGCATCACCTGCAGACTGATAATCCTTCACATAATTCCAGTTGACAGTGGACATTTCACTATATCGTTCTTCATGTGCCAACTGCATATTCTGTTCATAAAGTCCTACATCATATGCATATTTTTCAAGAAGATCTTTTTGTTCATCATAATTGGCTTGTGCCTGTGCAACTTCTTCATCCTTTGCCAATTTTGATTGATACATCATGTCAATCTGTGTTCTATAATAATTCTGTTCATCAATGGTTCTTGCATCAAGCAAGCCTTTCATCAGATCAGAATACTGCTGATCCAATTCCATTTGTTCCTGCTTCTTGATTGCCAGATCATCTTGGATCTTATTAAATTCACGCAATGCATCAGCCTGACCTGCTATGGCTTCTTTATACATGGATTCCTGTGCATCCAGAATAATCTGTGCCTTCTTCTTTTCCATTGTTTTATCAATTTCAGTCTGAAGATTGCCATATTCCTGAATGACACCATCAACCATTTTAATTTCAATGCCAAGTGCCTGTGATAACTGACCTGTTATAAAAGATGCCCTTGATTCATAGCCTTCCTGCACTTTACCATTTTCATCAGTAATGTTTTTCAGTTCATTATACAGGCTTTCATAATGTGACATTTCAGTCATGCCTGCATCTATATTTTTCTGCTGTGCTTCAGACAGTCTTTCCCATGATTCCACATTTTCACTGATCTGGTCTGCCTGTTCTTTCAGCGCATTCATTTCAGCTTTATGCTGCTTTTGTGATTCAGTCTGAATGCTTGCTAATGCTGCGATCACCCCAATTAAAGCCACCACTGCTGTGATAACCGCACCAATTGGATTTGCAGACATTGCTGCATTCCAGATCACCTGTGCTTTAGTTGCCAGACCCACACCTGCAGTCAATCCACTTACCGCAGTTGTTACTGCAGTAACAGTCTTTGATATAGCCATCACCGCATTAAATGCTGTGAAAGCAGCAACCGCAGTCATCACAACAGGAACAATCTTATTAAAATTGTCAATAACAAATTTACCCACTGTTTTAACTGCTTTTGTGAATTTTTCAAGAACAGGAAAAACAGTGTTTGCTACTTCTGGTGCATATTTTTGCACAATCTTTTTAGCAGATTTAAATAGACCAGTAATAATAGTCTTGATCCTTGGCACAGAATTCTGAAGCATGGTTTCAGCACTGTCAGTGAATTCCTTTAAGGATTTAGACATATCCGCATTATCATCAGCAACTGCCACCATCAGGTTTTCCCACGCTGCTTTCATGGATAATGTGCTGCCTTCAATTGTACCTTCAGCTTCTTTTGCTGTTGTGCCTGTTATGCCCATGTTAGTTTGGACTATATGAATGGCTTCAATAATCTGATCAAATGATACTTCATCAAGACTGCTGACCGCATCATTCACAACACCTGCATCCTTGACAAGTCGCAGCATTTCTGTTTTTGTGCCACCATAACCAAGCTTTAAGTTGTCAAGCATGGTGTAATTCTGCTTTGCAAATCCCTGATAAGCATTCTGGATCATCTCCATAGATGTTCCCATTTTGTTAGCATTATCAGCCATGTCAGTAATGGCAAGATCAGCAACCTTTGCAGCTTTCGCAGTGTCACCATTTAATCCCTGAAGCAATGATGCAGAAAAACTTGTGACTGTTTCCATGTAAGCGTTAGCTGACAGACCTGCAGTTTTATAAGCATTGGCTGCATATCCTTTAACAGCATCTGCTGATTCACCAAACAGTGTTTCTACACCACCAGTTAGCTGTTCATAGGAAGCATAAGCATTGTATGCCTGCTTACCAACATTGATCATTTCAGATCCAAGCTTTTTAAAACCATTGATCAATCCTTTGACCGCACTTGCAGCCAAATTAGCCATTGTGCCTTTTAAGACAGTAAATCCACCATCAAGTTCTTTAACATCATCAGTGGTATCTTCTATTGTCTTATCAAACTGATCTGCTGCATGTTTTGCATCCTGCACCTTTGCTTTATTTTCAGCTAGTTCCCCTGATAAACTGGAAATCTGACTGGCAAGTTGTTTGGCTTCTTTGGAATTTTCACCATACATAATCACTGCATTGGCATATTCTTTTTTAAGTGAAGCCAGTGCAGTTTCCTGATCAGATATTGTTTTTGACAGCTTACCAACTGCAGTTTCTGATTCAGCCTGTTTTGCACGCATGTCAGAAAGCTGATTGGTATATCTGTTAATGCTTGTTTCTGTCTTAACAATGGTAGCTTTCTGATCTTCAATTTTAATACGAAGATCAGCAGCAGCCTGTGAATTTGCACCCATTGTCTTGACAGTATCAGCATATTGTGCTTCAAGCACTTCCAACTGTCTTTTCTGTGCAGGCAAAAGCTTGTTCAACTGCTGAAGTTTTGCTTCCAATCCTTCAGTGCTTTTTGACCACTTATCCATGCCTGCAGTGGCTGTTTTAAATTCAGCATTGGCTTGGCTGACAGCACGCTTGGCTTCCTGCATTGCTGCTTTAAGCTGCGTTATGTCAACCTTCCATTTCATGGTGCTTTCATTATCATTAGCCATCTGTCATCACCTGCTTTTAATACCAGTTATCATTTTTCGCTTCTCTGCGTATATGTATATTTCCGTTTCTATCTTTCCAAACTTTTTCAGCACTCTTGGATTTTACTTCATTGTCTGAATGGATCCATCCAAGAAGCTTGACCACTTCACCAAACTTTTCCCTTCTCACAATGAAAGGTGTCAGTGCTGTGTATTTCTGGCACAAACCATCTGCCAGTTCATAAAACAAATCTGATAATGACATGGTAGCAGCATCATTTGTGCTGCTACCACTTGTCAGTTTTTTGACTTAAACGATTCCTGAACATAATTGAAAAGTGCAATGAAAAGTGGAATCATTTCTTTGATCTTGATCCTGCGCAGTTCTTCACGCAGCATACCTTCTGTCGCAAATATGTCAAGCAGAAGATCTTCCAGCTTACCCCTGTTAGCAGCAATCAGCTTAAACAGTCCTTCTTCATCATTCAGATCTGGAACACCTTCATCTAAAACTGACAAGATATCCTGAATTGTTCCATACATGATGTCATATTCATCAACTTCATATGTCTTTTCAATTTCTTTCTGGTTTTTATAAATATTTATTTTCATCGTTCATTCTCCTTATAAAGTCATGATGTGGGTAATCTGGTCAGGAGCATACCAGAAACATGCCTGCAGTGCTGCTGTCCCCACATCCATTAATTTTTTAGTTTCCTGAAGTGCTTCCTGAAGTGCTTGCTGCAGAAGCTGCTTCCAAGGTGTCACAAGTAGTGACCTGATCAAAGAATTCACTAACATCAGCAAGACCATCACGTTCATCAACCACCAGTGCCTTCTGACTTGCATTAGGCTTGGTGAATACATGCATGGTCTGGATGCCAGTGTAAGTAAGCTGCTGATTGTTAGAATCAGTGCTTGCATTTTCTGTCTGGCTTGTTTCATCTGGAACACCAAATGTTCCTTTGTATCTCCAAACATATCTGTATGTGCCATCTGTCAAGCGAAGACGATAACCAAGCGCAAAATACTGTGGTGTTCTTTCGCCATCCATAAATGCGCCAAGTGTGCTGTCATAACTCTTGCCAGTGATAGCAGCAAGTGTTTCAAGATCTAATGCAGGAACAGTCAAGGTGATAGTGTCAGCACCTTCTGCATTAATGACTAATGCAGGCTTATTATCGTAATATTTTGTGTCAGAAGCAGTTTCCACTGTTTTGCTGATCTCTGCAACAGGTGCAAGGATCTTGACCGCACCAGTGACATAACCAGTTGTGCCTTCTGCGCCAGTGGTTTCATTGTTGTCAGCCAGAACAGGTGCATAAACAAGATGGTCTGTACCTCTGAATTCATCAACAAACTGTGCCATTGTTTATTTCCTCACTTTCTCAATAAATAATAAGTTCATACCTCTACCAATGTGTGTTGGTTCATCTGAAAGCACATCATAGCCAGATCCATCTGGTATGAATCCAACTGCTTTAAGCAATGATTTGGCTTCCAGTAACACACTATTGACAAGAACAGGATCATTTGAATAGAAATTCAAATCAAAATCCCAAATTGTTTCTGTTTCACTGTTGTCATAAAAAGATTCATCCGCAGTGCTGTTGTTCCAATAGGTGAAGAAAGCATCAGGATATTCAGCAGTATTTGATAAGGATCCCTGAATATAAACTTTATTTGGATCATTCCCAACTAAAGGCAATATAGTATCAATTAACAACTGTTTAACATCCATTTCACTTACCTGCTAATTTCAAATGCTTCTGCATAATTTCTTCCTGTGATTTAGCAATCTGTTTTCTTGTTTTAGTCCCTTTTATGGCATTATAGATATTAGAATCCTTTGCCATTCTTGGTGTGCCATACATCACGAAAATAGAATGCATAAAGCCTGCCATTGATCCACCACCATTGGTTGAAAAACCTACTTTTACAGTTCCAACTGATCCTGACCAATCCACCCTTGTATCTTTGATGATTGATCTGTACATCTTACCAGTGGCATAACCCTTCAGACCTTTCCTATCATAGATGGCAGCAGCAGGTATCAGATTGCCTTTCACAATATCTGATGTTTCTGTCAATGCTTCATTTACTGCAGATTTAAGATCACCATCTGCACGATCAATAGCAGCAGCCAGATCTTTAAAACCATCAAATGTAATTGACATCTTTGCCATTATGCTTTGCCACCTACTTTTTTGACTTTAAACTGAAGGTACTGATGCCTGAAATCTATATCTTCTGGATCACTTACTATGTCATAACGCTGTTCAGTGTCGCACAAATAGATCTGGCAATCTGCTTTTATATCTGGTCTGTACCATGTATCAATCACAGCAGTGTCAATCACTGTGTACACACCATCCTGCAGATTTTCAGTACCACCAAATGTTCTGAAGGATCCATAAAACAGTTCACTGTTTTCAGGATCTGAAAATGTTTTCTTGGTGGATCCATACACCCTTTCAGTTGTAGGAACAAGCAGCTTCATTGGGACATTGAATGGTGCAGATGGTTTATAATGTTTAGCCATTGTTACCACCTCTTGATGAAAGCTGTATCACTCTTTCATAGAAGTATGGTGAAAGCTTACCTTCACCTGCACCATAGTTCCAAAGATCCGCAACACCACGTGCAACAGTTCCTGCAGATGCAGCCACATTGATCAGTGATGTTGGAACACCTGCTGAAAGCATATACTGGTTTACTTCATCAATATATGCCTGCAGCGCATTGTCCTGATATGTGCCTGTGATATTCAGTGCAGCTTTCACTGTATTCAGCATGTTAAATTCTGCATCTGCCATGACTGTTCACCTCTTTTTATTAAAATCCAACACGTGTGATCGTGATGTCACCACTTGCCAGAACAGCTTTATACAGTGATCCATCAGCAACCACATCAACACTGCCTTCTGCTGCTTCTACAGCCACACCATCAATGGTGAAGCCTGCAAATGCAGAATCAGCCATAAAATAAAGCGTGCAAGCAGAAACACTGGATGCAGTAGCATCAATGTCACAGGATGCCACAGGCTGATCAGCAATAAGAACAGCACTATTAGTTTTGATCTCATAATTTCCAAGTACATCTAAAGCTGCAAGCTTTGCAAGGCTTGAATTGCCAGATGCCTGAAGTAAGATCACACTATAAAGGCTGATAAGATCAGTTTTTGTTACTGGAACAATTCTATCTGTGTTAATCATTTTCGTTTACCTCTTTTCTTAAATTAAACCTGACTTCCAGAAGGGATGTTTGCAGCAGCCCATTTGCCAGAAACAACAGTCAAAACTTTGCCATTGTCAGCAGCTTTGACTGCAGGCAGTTCTGCTGTAGATCCACTGGAAATAAGTGCTGCAATTGCATTGATCATGTCTGGAATCAGTGTAATGTCTGCAACATCAGAAGCAGTACCACCAAGTGCCACATATAATGTTTTGAATGCATCAACAGTTCTATCCATTACAATCACCACCCTTACGAATTTTTCTTCGTGATCAGAACATATCCTTCAGGATTCAGCACTTTACCATCAACAACAACCAGTGCTTTATCAACCCATTCATTGGTTTCTTCATCAAAGTATCTGCGCATTGTGAAACCAAAGTTTTCATTGATCGCATATTCATCTGGCTGCCAGAAGATGCCAATGACATCATTTGCAGATGCAGAATCAAAGTCAGGAAGAATATCTGGTTCAACCAGTGCAATATCTCTGCCAAAGAATCTTCCATTTGGATTTCTTACATCACCATCATTGACTTCAAGACCTGTAGCCTGTCTGAAGATTGGATTGTTGTTAGCATCAGCCATGGTTTCCAGATAGGTTTCAACTGTGGACAGTGGGAAGATGAATTCGCCTGCACGATAGCCAAGTGGCAGTTTAGCAAAGAAATTCTTTCTCCATGCAGTCCAGTCATTCATGTCTGCGGCACTCATGGAAACAGTCTTGGTTACTCTTGGATCATTCAGGATGCCAAGTGGCATTCCATTGCCAGTTCCATTGACAATTGCCTGATCCATAGCTTCCAGATAAGCAATTGCAATCAGTTCAACCAATTTAGCTTCAAATGCAGAAAGCGTAACAATACTGGACAGGAAAGACTGTGCCAGTCTGATTTCTGCTGTATGATAGCTGAACATAACCTTTGCAAGTGGATCCACTTTCTGTCTTGGGGAAACAGTACTTTCATTGATCCATTTGAAGGATGCACGCAGTGCGCCAATTGGGAATTCAACTCCACCCTGAACATTCATCTTACGTACTTTGTTGTACAGATTGCCATAACGTAAGCGAACAGTATTGATCACTTCATTCATAATTGTGATCGGTACAGCAGCACCAGTTTCAGCAGTGCTGATAGCTTCGCCTGCACGTGTGATCAGATTAGATGGAATAGAAGTGCCTTTCTGGACATAAGCCATGAAAGCCTGTCTGTATTCCAGTGTGCCAGTTGGATCTTCTGCTTCATCACGTTTTTCAGCAGCTTTCTGACCAAAGACACCTTTCACCTGTCCATTGACAAGTTTTGCTTCTTCAGGGACACCACCACGCTTTTCAGCTTCTTCTGCTTCTTTTGCACGCTGTTCCTCAATTTCAATTTCATTCAGTTTTGCTTCTGCATCACGTACTTCATCCTGAAGCTGTTCTGCTTCTGCAGTAAGGGATCTGACTTCTTCAACAGAAGTAGATGCTGCAATTGCAGATCTGATCTGTGTAATGCGAGCATTTCTTTTTTCGATCAGTTTCTTTAAAAACTCTTTCATGATTTTCATTACCTCACTTTTAATAATGCTTTAAATTTCTCTTTTTCCAGTTCCAAATCACTCTCCAGTGACCGCTTCACACTGTCCAGTGTTGACTTGGCATTGTCCAATGCCTGTTTATTTCTAACGCTGATGGATGTATCTTCATATGCAGGAAAAGTAACTGCACTCACTTCCACAACATCAGATATGCGTTTCACATGCCTGACTGGATGATCAGATTCCAGTTCAGACCATTCTTCATCATCCACCCTGAACATGAATGACATACCACTAATATCACCACGTTCAATAGCTGAATACAGATTTCTGGCTTCTGAATTATTCTTCACATCCAGATTCACCCTGATCATCATGCCTTCATCATCAACAGTAAGCTGCATAGTGCTGTTGGCATTATTATTTCTGGATCTTGCCAGTGGAATCTTGCTGACATCATGATTCACAAGAAATCTGACATCACGCAGATCCGCACCATTTAATGCGCCACGTTCAATGACTTCATCAAAATATCCCAGATCAGTCCTGCTGTTATAGACTATTGGTCTGCCTGTTACAACACCAACTTCATCTTCATTCTGTTCTGCCCTGATTTCAAAGGCATATGATCTCTGTTCATAATCTTTATTCATATCCATCACCCTAAACCAATTGTTACTGTGCCAAGTCCATCATGTGTTGCCACAAGTGTCCCTGTCGCAGATTTACTTTTAACATTTTCATTAACATAGTCATCGATTTTTGCAATTACTGTATCTGCTTCATATGACATTGCAATGTTTGCAACAGTGTCATTGTTAGACCACAAGTTTGATATTGCTGCAGGCAGCACTGGCATTGCAGATCCATTGAATGTCATGCTGTTATATGTATTCATTACAAATGCTGAAGCATTGTTCCCAACTTCAAGCTGTGGATATACCACTTCATTAACAGTCACACCACTGTCAGTAAGCTGTACAGATGCCACGCAGGATGCCACTTCTTTAGCCAGTGTGAATGTTCTTGCATTATTTCTTGCAACAATGTAATCCGTTGTGCCATCTGCGTAATTCAGGATTAACTGCGCATATGTATAACCAGTAGTTTTTCCTGACGAAAGTGTATATGTTTCACCAACAACAAACATGTTCTTATCAAGATTGCATGTTGTCATGGCATAAGTGCCAGTTGATGTTCCAGTACACTGAATGGATCCATCAGCCTGTTTTGTGAATGTCACACCCTTGGAAACAACCTGATTAGCAATCTGATCAATCCTGAACAGGTTCTTGTTTGTGACTGCAATAGTTGCCAAGACTATTTCTTCTGATTGTGCGTTATAAAGTTTTAAGTCATTAACAGCTTCATTGGCAACCGCATCCACAACATGGATCATCTGACCACTTGCAGTAGCTACTATTTCTGACTGTGCTTCAATGGTCAGTTCCACTTCTTCTGATCCATCATAAGACTGACCATTGATAATCAGTCTTTCTGGATTAGGAAGCTGTGTTGGAATCAGTTCGTCAACCTGTTCCTTGGTGTAATAGTTATTTGGATCAACAGTACCTGACTGTTCCAACAGGTTCAGCAAATATTCAATAATGTCAGCATTCTGCTGCACAACAGCTTCTGTGGTTTCCAGTCCCTGAAGCACTGGCAGGCTGTAAACTGTTGTGTTGAATTCCTGCACTACATCACCAGATCCATCTGTAGCAAACAGTTTTAAACAGACAATAAACTGTACATTTCCCTTATAAGCACATGCATTCCTGCCAACTAACCAAGTGAAGTTCATCAGTGATGGATCATCACCATCCACTTCCAGATCATCAACAATGTACACATCCCCATCACCATTAGCATTCATGTAGTTGATCCTTGCATTGAAAGTGGAAAGATCAAATCCACAGTATTCCTTTGGCATTTGGAATGGGATCTTATTGACATCATCATCTGATTCAACACCAAGCAGTGTGATGCTGTCTGGTATTGCCATTGTTCGCAGATCATCATTAATAACTATGTAATCATTTGCCATTGTTGTTCACTTCCCCTATAATTCTTCTTCAGTTTCCGTCAAAGTTTCCTGTTTTGATTCATCTATGACATCCATGCTGACATTTCCAACCTTGCCCATCTGATACTGGCTTGCAAGATCAGCATCCACCCAGTTCAATGACATGTACCGCTTACCTTCCAATTCAGGCAGTGGGATCAGACCGAACATTGTTCTTTTTTCGTTTTCGTAAATGGATCCAGTTGGTGCAAGCAGATTGACCAGTTCAAGCTTCTGTGTAATTGTCATGAAGATCAGATCTTTAGGATAAAACTTGATCTGGTTTCCAAATGCCCTTTCACGTGAAGTGAACATCTTTTTGGTGAATGCCTGTGAAATAGCAGTGATCAGTGGTTCAAGTGCCTTCTGATAAAAAGCTTCATACTGTTCCTTGCTGAAATCACCTGTCAAAATTGAAAGTGGAATTCCCCAAGTGCGCAGGATCTTTTCATCAACAAACTTTAATGTGTCATTGTCAACAAGCTTGATGTCCTTTGGAAATGGAATAAATTCTGCTTTCAGATCCAAAGGCAGGAAACCGCTTTCAGAATTGTTCAGCCTTCTTTCCAGTTCACGCACATTGGATTCCACTTTGCCATCATCAAGCATGGTGTTGTACTTCACCACACCATTGACCTGATAGGATGAATTCATTGCTTTGGCAATGCCCTGAAGCATTGTCTGGTTCAGATTCAGTGTGTCAAGCAGTGGCTGATTGTCTGGCTGACCGAAACGATTTCCACCCATGTATTCATTCAGTGAATAGTTGTACTTGATGTGGATCACATCATCATATGGAATAGTAGTTGTTTCCCCATTCCAAAACCAAAACTTCACAAAAAGCCTGCCACCTGCATCTTCTATAAAATCAACCTGTGTTGGATTAATTGGATATAAGCTGTCATAATACCTGCGTTCTTCACCAGTCTTTTTATCTACCCATGTGTAATATGTAGGAATAATGAATGCGTTGTAATTCATCAGAAGCATCCACACTGTTTTTTCAATGAATTCACTGGTGGTCATCAACTGGTTAGGATTATTCAGCACATCCTGCACAGTTCCTTTGACTGGAATTGGATCATTATCTTTCATCCGCACATGTGTTGGTGTCAGCTTCTTCATTTCATCAACAATGCACTTTAAAGCCTGCTGCACAACATCAAATGCATAGATATTAGTGCCAAACTGTGAATAAATTGGTGTAAAGCCATCAAATGTTGGCGCATATCTGCTATTTTTAGGTTCTCTGCGGAAAAACTTATCTAACCATCCCATCTTTTATTCACCCATTTCACAGCGCATTGTTTATTTCAGTCCTGTACCTGCGCAGCATTTCATATGCCATGATCAATGACAATGTACCATCAATCCTTCTGGCAGCCTGTCCTTTGATCTTCACAGGCATTATGTGTCCTGTGTCCCATACCTGAACAGATGTATTACCAAGACACCATCTGTCAATTTCATTGTCATTGTAGGCAATGTTCTGATCCCTGATGTCAGCTTCCACCAATCGCATTGGATTTGACAGCACATATCTGTTCTGATAGATCATTTCTGTTTCAAATCCGTAATCATCCATGCGCTTCAGAAATTCTTTTGCAAACCTTTGGTCATAACCAACTTTATAAGTCCTGATCTTATGTTCTTTGTACAATTCTGCATACCAGTCAGCAACAAGTGACACATCCACTTCATTGCCTTCCACAATCCTGATCAGACCTTTTCTTGCCCATTCTTCATATTTAGCACCTGATTCCTTATCATCACTGGCTTTCAGTTTTGATTCAGGGATCCAGTACATGGAATGTATGTATTTAGTGTTGTCATCAGGTTTAATCATCAAAACTTTGGCTGAACACATATCAGTGGTTTCAGCCAAGTCAACTCCACCCAATGCTATACTACCAGTGAAATCTGCAATATCGTATACCCTTGAATAATCCAATAATTCTCCCATGATCCAAGCTTCACTGTTAGACACCTTGAAGTTAAAATCCTTCGACAGTGTGAACATCCTGTCAGCTTTCGATCTTCTGGCAGCATCCACCTGTTCACGCAGATAGTCATACCGCTTCACAATGCCAAGTGTAGGATTTGATTTCTGCCAAGATCTTTCATCCTGCCACACTTCCTGTTCAGAATCCTGTGTATAAAGCCAAGGCAGGTATCTTTCCGCACTGATACTGTCATCTTCACCATTCAGGATCTTCCTTGCCTTCACCAGTTCTTCATCCAGAAATCCACCATTGACAAATCCTTCTGTAGTGATCAGGATCAGTTTTGGATTAGGCTTTAAAGACTGTGACTGTTCAATTGACTTGATGATCACATTGTCTTTCATTTCGTGCACTTCATCCACAATGGCAAAGTCAATGTTTCTGCCTTCCTTGTTTCTGGTTCTGTCAGACAGCTTGAACACTTTGGATCCATTGAATTTGCACTTGATATACTGCTGATTCTTCCATGTGTCCTTTTGTTCAGGATCTATCATCAAGCGCATGGTGTTGATTGCTTCATAAAGGATGTTTGCCTGATTATCATCATTACTGCTGCACACAATGTCAGATCCGTCATTTCCTGTGATCATTTCAGTCAGTGCCAGTCCACTGCAGGTTTCTGACTTGGTGTTCTTCCTTGCGATCAGCAGCAGGATCTTCCTGAATCGGTCAGTTAGATCTTCTGCCATCTTGAAACCATAGGCTGCACTGATAAATGCTTTCTGCCACAGCATCAACTTCATTGGCTGACCATAGAAAGGTGATTTTGTCAACCGCACACAGTTTTCCATGAATTCCATGCGCAGATCCGCATCACGTGTGTCATAGATGTACCTGTCATCATCCAGTTCTTCCATCAGCTTTGTCTGTTCATCTTTCAGTTCACAGCCTGCTACAATTTCACCTGACATTATCTGCTGATAGTATTCTTCCAGATAACCATTACTAAACCTGATCATTGTAGTTCTGCCTTTCTTGATTTGATGAATGCCCTTAATGGTGATTCATCTTCTGGTGCATCTTTGCGCAGGATCCCTGTTAGGATCTTAATGCAGTTGTTATACTGCTGCAGAAGTTCCTTGTACTGCTTTGCCGCAGCAGTTGGTTTCTGGATGTCAGGAAAATCTGGATGCACTTTGATAAATGGAAGCTGTCTTAATTCAGAAAGCTGTGCTTCCAAGAACACAACATCATCAATCATTGGCAGGATGATGCCTTTTGTGTCTTCAATCTGCTCAAAAATCTTCAATAATTCTTCTTTTCGTGTCATTTTTTGTTCCTTTCGTGCGATTTCACACGTATTTTCACACGTATTTTGCCTATTTTTCAGCCTAATCAGTGTACATATATTTTAGGTGGTTAGTAACACAAAAATGTTGATTTTAAAGGCTTTTTTGCGTTTTGAAGTGTTACTAACAATGTACACTGATAGTAACACATTAGTAACAGCGCAAACCCTTATGGCTGTAGGCTTTGCACGATTTTGTTACTATGTTACTAACCTAAACCCTACTAATAGTATTTTTTTAAGTGAAGTTAATAGTATATATTATATATAAAGAGATTTTATATATAGTAACAGTAACAAATCAGTGTACACTGTAAGCAAAAATCCTTTATTTATAGGCTTTATTAGCGTTACTAACCATGTTACTAACCCCAACCAAAAAGTAACAAATTTCAGCAGAAATAATTGGATCTAATCAAAAAATTCCAGATTTCATCACAAAAAATCTCAAAAAATCCTTTTCTGTGACAGATTGGAATTCCCCTTTGCAGTCCCCCTTAAAGTCCAGAAATCTGCTGATGGGGGGATCATCATTAACATAAAAATCCTACAAAAAACTAAAAAATTTTTATAATTTTTATCAAATAACTTCATCTGGCTGAAACTTTTCAAACCATTCATTGATATAACCAATCCATTCATCAGCATTATCACCACGATCCATAGCACGCTTGATGCATGTGTCATGATCAGTATCAATAAAGATCAGATCATCAGCACCAACCCTTTGTTGTAGCCTGTCCCTGTCACCTTTCATAGCACCACCAGTAATGATGTAAGCATTGTGCCACTTACCTGATCTATACTTGATAATGTCATACAACTTATCACGCATTTCAAACACAACACTGCGCAATGCAGCAGGCTTGTCATATCTCTGGTTGATGCTGATCATCTGCCAGATAGAATCCATATCCACAATCAGATCCTGTTCAGTTGCCTGTTCATGCACCCATGTTGACTTGCCTGCACATGGTGATCCATACACAATAAAGACCTGCTTTGTCACAGGTCTTTGCGTTGATGTCTTATTGAAGCCAAACCTTTCATGTACTTTGTTGTGACACCTGAAGCAAACACATTCAACATTTTCAGGATTCAGGCTGATGTTATGATCATTCACATTGGCTTCAGACAGTTCCTGCTTGTGATGGATGATCAAGTCATACTTATGTAAGATAGGCTTTGTGCAAATCGCACAATGCACAAAGCCATCCTGATCTGTGTGTTCTGCCATGATAAGTTTTCTAAAGTTCAGCCATTCTTTGCTTCTGTAAAAGTCATGTCTGTTCATGTGTTGGTCACCTTGATCAGTAGTATGTTGGAACAGAATGTTCATATCTTTCCAGATATGTTATTATTTCAGCATTGACAGTATTGCTTCCACCATAACAGATTTCATGTCCTCTACCACTAACTTCACGATAGAAAGCATACCCACCACTATTGACAATAGCATTGACAAATGATCTTGCAATTTCCTTTTCAATTGCAGGATTTCCGCTGTTGTTTGTTTCCGTACTTCCATACCAAATTTTAATAGGTGGTAATTTATAAGGACAGTAATCAACACCATCAATTGTCATGATATGTTTATATGGATTGTTCCCAACAACTTTTGATTCATCCCATGTGTCACCCAATCCATAAAGCACTTTCAAGACTGCCTGTGTACCATCTGTTGCGTTCCATACTTCACGCAAATCCAAAGCTGGTGAGCATAATGCAATAGCATTAATATTAGGAAACCCTTGAAAAGCAAGATTCATAGCTGTCAAACCACCCATTGAAAAAGCATAGATTGAGAATGTTTTTTCAACATTGTAATTATCTGTAACATACAGATATGCTTTTCGCCATGCTTCAATACCTCTTTGATTGCCCCAAAATGACCAACCAAGAACATCGTTTTTGAATCCGTTACAATCAAATACAGCAAATCCATAGTGTGTGAATGTACTAACAAGTGTGTTATAGTCTTCATTTTCTGTCCAGTTTCCATCACCGCTTACACCTTTACCTGCACCATGACACATCATGATAAGTTTACATGGTCTTCCAACAGGTTTGTAATCAAAAGGCAAAGTCAAAACACAATCTACATCTACATAATTAGGCGTTCCTTCATTGTTTGTTTCTTCTGTATTGGTATATGTTGCAGATGTGTTATTTACAGGCACAGTAAAACGAATATATCCTTCTTCATATCCCTTTTTAGGTGATTTCCAAACGCTAACAGGATAATCCTGTGCAAAGTTTCTGTAAAAACCATGCGGACAAATGATTGCTGTTTCTACATTGGCAGGTAAAATGCTGACTCTTAAATATTTAGCTGTTGCAGGTGGTACAACATCTTCACTGTTCCCCAGTGTAACACTGCTGATAAATGTTTTGTTTGAATCATAATAAGCACCAAGTCCAATGTTCTGTGCATACAGTTTTTCGATCCCATCAATGCTGATGAAATCTGTGCAGTTCCAAGCACTGCTTGCTGTCTGAACACCGCTTGCGTTGATGTAATATCCAGTGATCAGCTTGTCTGGATTTACAAAATTATCTGGACGATTATCTGTATATTGCAAGTTGTAATCATCCATTGGATTATTTACATAAGCCAAATCACTTTTTAATTCATCAATTTTATTTTGCACCCCAACTGCAGAATACACAGAAGCAACACTGTCTGTGATAGGTGTAGATATGATCAAATGTGTTGCCCCTGTTGGCACCGTCAGATAAAATTGTCCTGATCCATAAGTTTCACCTATTCTTGTGCTTGTACCGCTTGTTGGTACAGATATGTTGTTTTGAAATTGAAAACGATCATCTGACACAACCTTTATGATCTGTCCTGCTGTAACTGTGTATTTGTTCAACTGAAAGTTTGCATTTGCTGAACAAAATCCATCTGATTCATTCAATCGCCATCCAATAGGTGATGCAACAGCATTCATTTTTGTAACAGAATATATTTGATCTTCTGCAAGACTTAATTCATCTTTTACATTCTCAACCTGACCTCTGACAGCATCACCTGCTGAATTATAAGTAGTGCCATCCGCACCAACACGAATGTCAACCAGTTCAGCATCCGCTGTTGTTGCGCCATCTGGAAGTGCAATGATGCCATCCACCCTTGATTCCAAAACATCCAGATCTGTCTGTTCAGCTTTTGCTGCAATTGAAGTATCATGACCATCCAACCTTGTTCTGGCAGATGCATCAACCACTTCAAATTCTTCATTTCCAATAACAAGTTTCTTCATTTCTTTTGACATTTATTTCACCTCACACTAATTGTTACTGTTCCATTATCATCACTTGTTGCAACCAGATCTTTACCTGAAGGCAGTTCTACTACTTCTGTGATTGCATCTATACAGTCAGGAATAGTAGAATCATTAGAAACAGTAGTTAATTCACCACCTAATTTGACATAAAGATCTTTTAATGCATTCACTGTGTTTTTCTGCATTTTAATTACCTCACACTATTTTGAATACATCCAACTGTTATTTATCTTGATCCAGACCCTTTTGGCACGTTTCCACTCACCATTCACCTTGATCCAGACAGACCCTGTTTGCCATGCATTGGCAACCTTCAGATCCATGCCACCCATAATGGTTAAAGTATTAGATTCCTTCCAAGCTGATGCCAATGATCCGTTTAATGCCCTGATACGATATTTCACAGCTTTTCCTGCACCATTTACATCAATACTTGGATCAGTGAAGCTGTCCACTAATGATCCTGATGTTTTATTTGAAGTCACATCTAATGATGGATGACCTCTCCATCCACTGTTTCCCCTTGAATACTGGATTTCATAACCAGTGATGACACCAGAAGCACCAGACCATTTAAGTGTGACATCATCACCAAGACCCACATAATTATTAAAACCTGCTGTAATCGTGAAGGATGTTGGTGCAGAAGGTGTTCTTGCGATCTTTTCCAGTGTGGCAGTCCCACTTGCAGAACAACTGCTTGGTGTGAAGTCACCAGATGACATTGTTGCTGATATTGCGCATTTTTTAGATCCATCATTGTCATGTGTGACTGTGACTGTGCGTTCTTGTAAGAAATACCAAGCACCACCATTGATATATGTTGGATATGGAATATTGCCACTATATGTGCCTTTAGATCCGTTTATAGTAATAGTTGCACTATAGTCCCCACCCACATAAGACTGTGACCTTGCTCTGCCAAGATAGATCTTTGCAGTGACCTTGGATGTGTTATTTGCAACACTTACATCAGATTCTGACCAGACAATCTTAAATGTCCATTCAGAATTGTTTGTTGATCCGTTAATTGTTCCACTTGCCATTTACATCACCCACTTAATACTGGATATAAATATCACCATTGGATCCACCTGTTGGTGCTGCAGTACCTGATGTAATGGCTTTCTGGTGTCCAGAAAGCAGACCTGCTGCAGACAAAGTGACCTGTTTGGCAGCATCCGCACCATTCTGGCAGTTCACCCAGAATTCAATGGTAGTATCACCTGCAATGACCATTCTTTCTGCTGCACCAGATCCTGCAGCAGGTTCAAGCAGCTTTGCTGATTCACCAGATCCGATGACAACAATGCCACCATCACCAATGCTGATTCCTGATCCATTGGCATCACCAGAAATAAATCTGATCATGTCACCATTCCTGCTGGCACTGGCATACCCAATATTGCCAGTCATGCTGCCACCTGCAAGTGCAAGCACAAGATCTGTGACATCAACTAATGATTTATCTTCACCGATCACATAAAAATTCATTTTTTCACCTTCTTAATTTGTTACAAATGCGGAAAAGCCTTTTGCTTTTAATTTAGCAACTAATGCTTCTGCATTTGCTTTGGTTTTATACGCACCAGTCTGGATCTTGTATGCACCATCCAGATATTTAATGATTGCTGCAAATCCTGCAGCTTTCAGTTTTTTCACCTGTGCTTCAGCATTAGCTTTCATTTTATAAGCACCTGCCTGCACATAATAGATCACATCTTTAGATGGTTCAGTGGTCTTATCAATGTATGCCTGTGTTAAAGCTGCTTTCGATTTAACCCCATACAAGCCATCTACATCCAAGCCTTTTGCCTTCTGGAATTTCTTCAGTGCGGATTCAGTAGCATCACCAAATTCACCATCTGCACCATAAGATCCGCAGGAATATCCGCAGGCAATCAGCATGGTCTGCATCGTTTTCACAGCTTCACCACTGTCACCATTCATAAGATAATCACGATCCTGAAGTTTTGCATTTACTCTGGATGCCAGATCCCCTAATCTGGCATATAGCCAGTCACCACAGCATTCAGTGGCTGCAAACCATCTGTGAACAGTCAACAGCATTTCATGTGCCTTTGGTTCATAATTGCAATGACCCAACCAAAGCAGCTTGGTCTTCCCATACCGCTTGCAGATGTCCACACACAGATCCACAAGCTTCAGATAGACCACCCAATTAAATGCATACGGATAATAGTTATCAGAAGCACATTCAATGGTAATTGCCCTGTTATCATTGGCAGGTGAAGAAGAAGTCCATGCCCTGTCTTTTTCTTCAACATACATGCCAACCCTTCCATCAGCACCAATGCCATAATTGGAAGAAGCCTGTCTTGCAGGATTAGCGAATAAAGCACCAAGTGCTTCTACAGTACACTGACCAACTACACAATGTGGTGTGATCCTGTCCACTGCATGATTTCTTGGCGCATTCCTGTTTGGGGAGATCAGCTTATAATTTACTAACTTTGAATTACTCATTTTTTCACCTTCTTTAAATACTTCACATTTACTGCTGCAGCTTTCATGCCATCTTTTCCAATAACTGCTCTGGATCCAGTCAACTGCATGACAGTGTAGGTTTTATGCATCAAATAAAACTGATCACCATTCCAGTCAATTGGATCAGTGACTGTCACAGTGTCACCAATCTTAATTGGCGCAGGTGCTTTTTCAGCTTTAGTAGCTGCATATGTCTTTTTCTTTGTAGCCATCATCAAACCTCACTTTCAAGCTTTTTCATTACCATACCTCACTTTCAATCTGCTTCTTCTTCAGTTCCAGTTCTTCTTTTTTCAAGCGCAGGCTTGCAGGATCCTGTGTCCATTCCTGATCTTTATCCCAATGCTTTAACAGGATCATTGCTGAAGCAGGATCTGGAAGCGCATTCTTTTCATATAATTCAACCCTGACAAGTTTGCGCTTTTCTACAGTGTCCACATCAATGCCCATCTGCACCAATAGATCTTTTACTTCATCAGACCATTCTTCATATTCAATGACAGTCTTTTTTTCCGAATAAGTGAATCCTGTTGCACGCTTGAAAAGTGCAGATTTTATTGCTTGTACAGGCATTCTTCTGCCTTTTTTGTAGAGTTCGTTTAATTCGTTATACTGCTTTTTATACTCACAAAAAGTAGCCTTGTTGATGCCAAGATTTTCAGCAATTTCTTTATCTGTAACACCAATCTGAAGCCAGTCCATTATTTCAGCAAACCTTGGCTTCACATTGGTCAAATATTTATTTGGTCTGCCCATAAGATCACTTCTGTTCTTCTGTATTTGTGTGTTTGCCTATTTCAGCCATAATTGGAGAAAGCACAGCCATGATTAAAGCAACAATCATTGGTTTCCATTCAGCAGGAATTGCAAAAGTGCCAATAATGGCATCAATATTTGCGATCACAACACCAATGACTGCCTGCACAATTGTGCGAAGCAGTCTGAATCCTGTTTCATTACTTGTAAGAAATCTATTCATTTTTTCACCTTCCTTGGCAATTTAGTGACCTGTTCCATTGTTTCTGTAACAAGATCATTTCCACCCAGTGCTTTATATGCATTTGCCATCCTGATCAGACTGGATGCATCACTTGTATAAATAAACCCTTGTTTGATGTACTGTTCACCAAGCCATACAATGCGATCCTGTGCAATGCTCATTAATGCTTCATTCTGCAGCAACATATTGGTGTTATTTTTGTCTTGGCTTTCCTGAAGTTTTTTGATAGCTTCCTGTAGATCTTTCATGGCTGATTTTTTATTATCATTCCTGTTGATCAGGAATTGAATAAAAGCCCAGAAACCACCACAGACAAGCACACCACCAATAATTAATAACGCTTCTTTTAAAACAGGATCCACCTTGCAATACCTCATAAACATTAATTTTCATCTTAATCTTACAAGTGATAGCATTGTAAAAACATACCCACCAATGCAACAAAAAAGCACCCTGAAAGCAGGATGCTTATTGTTATGGTCTGATGAATAGCTGCACCCATTCAGTTCCATACTGACCACCTTCATAAAAACCTACACCAAGCTGTGTATAGTTCTTATTCAGGATATTTGCTTTGTGTCCAGATGAATTCATCCATGACTGCATGACTTCCTGCGCAGACTTTTGACCTGCAGCAATGTTTTCACCTGCATAAGTATAACTGACACCAAAGTGCTTCAGCATGTCAAAAGGTGATCCGTAAGTTGGGGACTGATGACTGAAATAATTCTTGTCAGCCATATCCTTGGCTTTCGTGTTTGCAATGTCTGTCAGTTTGGTTGACAGTGTAAGTGCAGGAACACCTGCTTTGGATCTTTCCTGATTAACAAGCTTCAGGATCATTTCAGCTTTGCTGATCTGTGTTTCTGAAGATCTGTCTGGTGATGAAGCTTCTGTGTTGCCATCAGATGGTGTGTTCACACTTTCACCTGTGGATCCATCAGGCAATTCCACTTCATCTTTTGGATGGATCATGTGCGGATTTCTGAAGTGTTTGTTCAGAATCAGCACCTTTCCAAATGGTACTTTATATCTTTTGGCAATGCGCCACATACTGTCACCACGCTGAACATCACAGTGCTGTGCAGAAGCAGGCATTGCCACACCAGTGGCAAGTAGTATAAAGGCAGCAGTAGAAAATAGTATCTTTTTCATGGTTATAGTTTGTGCATATATAAAAAAGAAGCCACACCACATGTGGTGTGACTTTTACCAAAGTTATAGGAGATTTGAAACATGAATAATCCTAATATCAATGTATGAAGATCTGAAAGAATGGTGACAATAATTAATGTCATACTGGTTAAACTCCTTTAGATCTACTTCCCATCAAGAAAAAGACCACCCATGCAGGTGGTCTTTCTTGTTATTTCATTCTGTTTAAGATTTCTTCTTTGATCAGCTTCACCACTGAATGAATGTTTCTGTATTCTGTGGTAAATACCTGTGTGTTATTAAGGTGATGCAGTGTGTTTTCCAGTTCTGCCAATAATTCTTCATTTGTTGCTGTTTTGATCCATTCTGTTTTCATGATTTCAAATCCCTTCTGATTGATTTATATTAATTGTAATCTAATACCTTTGAATCTGTCTTCAATTAATTTGTCCATGTATTTCAATGCATCTGATTTCTTTTCAAAATAAGAATGCCATTCCACTTCACGATTCAAACCTTTATCAAATTCTTTCCAACACACCATGTATTTCATCTTTCATCTTTCCTTTCAAATCTGTGTTTCAACCTTATAAATTAATTATATCAGTGTACACTGATATTGTAAACAGATCTGAAGAAAGTAAATCTTTTCTGACAAATTAAAAGAAGCACCATCACTGGTGCTTCATTCTGTTCAACATTTCTTCTTTTATCAATTCCAGTTCCT